GTTGAATTCTATTGTTGATTTAAAAGTAGGCATGACATTTACAGCACTATTATGTCTGGTGCATTTTGATTGTAGAATCTGACATTTGATAGATCATCCCGGTATTCCGCTCTTATTTTGTAAAGCTCTTTACGACCTATTATGTGTATTGAATAGATGTCGAAAATGCCTTCTTCAAATTCAATGACGTCATCAAATCGAAGCTGTACACTTTGTTGATCACCCAGGCCAAAGTATCGGCAAGTCACTTCTATTTTAATCTTACCCGTTGTCTGATCATTAATCTCCTCCTCCGAAGCACCTGCTGATGGAGTTCCGATAAACTTCACATTTGCCCAAACATCGTTGACAAGTTCATAAAGTGTTCGGATCCGATCGCCATATTGGTCAACAGAATAGCTAGGTCTTTTTACATTAACCCTATAATGCAGTAATCCAGCTCGCATTAGAATTTTCTTATTGAATCCAGTAAACGTTCAATCCCAAACTTAATTTCCCCACTAATTGCACCAATGATTTCTCCCTCTCTTTGGTTGTAGAAGTGACCTACTAAGAGTAACACGGCCTGCTTGAATGCCCTAGGCACATCAGATAATGCTTCTCCTGCCGTAAATGTGATTTTGTAGATATATTTATCTTGCTCACTTATGTCGGAAGGATTCCAGTCAATAAACTCAAGCAAGCAAGGGTAGACATCACTTTGTGTTCTGTAATTCGCGGCTGGCACATCGACATACGAACCTGATTTGTTCAGGTATTTTATTGTAAAGTCATTAGCAGCTCCTTGGAGTCCAGGCGTAGCCGTGTCCATACCAGTTATACCTCTAAAGTAGATTGGCGAATAAGCTTCACTTTTATGAAGCATAACCACAAACGCATTGTTACCGATGTTTCTATTCGTTCGCGAAATACAGTAATCCATCGCCGCTTGCACGTAAAACGAAAGCAAAGTGTCTTCGTCATTATTAGTTGCCCTGACGTGATACCTTATAACACCAGGGGTAAAGAGATCACCCTGATCAAGAGCTGATTGCGTTTTTTGTATTACCACGATAGATTAAGGTTAAAAAAAAGGGGTCAAGCCATTCCTGACCCCTCTTTTCGATTAGTTTACGTTAAGGTATCCCTTTACTCCAGCGTTGCGGAGGACTTTGCAATCGGCATACATCGCACCTATAATTCGGACAATTCCTTTCTCGGCCTCAGTGAATTGATCAACGATAAGCGAGATACCGCCCCACTCTGCACATACCAAATCGGCTGGGTTCATCATATAAACCGATCCGTTAGTTACGGCTGAATTCACTACGGTGTCGTAGCCAATAATAGAGTTACGTCCGTCAGCAGCAAACAAACCTGAACCTGCATCCAAAGCCGCTTGACGCATAGCGCGGAAAGCAGTTGCATCGGTAAGGAACTTAGCTTGCTCGTATGGTACATCGCCATCACGCAATTGTGATTCCAAAAGGAATGGCACATCCACTGTGTTTACTAAAGCACCCGAAGCTTCAGCGTCAACTTCTGTAATATCTCCAATTGCAGTGACCAAGTGTGCGTTGTACGCCAGCGCAAGTCCTTGACGGATATCAGCAGCGAGGAATGAATCCAAGTCGAAGCTGTTTTGTGCCAACAACTGCTGAGTCACTTTCGTGTGAGCTGCGAATCGCTCAGGAGAAAGAGTCACAGAACTTAGAGCAATATTGCTAGAGTCTACCGCTGCGATTTCACTTGCTGTCTTACCTGCTGTGACATTCGCTGTCTGCACGGGGATAGAGATATCTCCGGTTACGCCCGTGATTAGTCGAACACCGAGTGCATCAGCAATTGTATCGGGACGATACTTGGCTACTGGCCCTTGGATTTCAGTTGCGATAGCTTGACCCACATTGGCTGCAGTGGCATTACCACTGCCATCATCTAATGCTGCCGTTGCCATAGGCACTGCATCAGCACGTAACATCATAGTAGGAATGTGAATTGCATTACCTGCTGGTACGATACCTGCGTTTCGAAATTCAAGTGCCGCTTCTTGCGACATTTCTGCTTCTAGACCAGTAAGTTGGTTGCCAGAGGCAGCTTCACGGATTGCCTTGCCCAGATTGTATTGGGCGCGGACTTCAGGGGCTTTATCCCCCATCGCTTGCACTACGGCAGGCGCTTTTTTCTCTTTCATATTATTTGAGTTTGAGATATTAGTATTACGAGCCTCCGGCTCTGGGTTTTCTTTATTTCGTTCGTCTTCTTCCTCGTCCTCTTCCCCTTCTTCCTCTTCCTGCATTTTTTCTTCTTCCTCCGCCTCATCCTCTTCTTCCTGCATCTTCATCTCTTCATCCTCGTCTTCTTCGTCATCCTTGTCTCCATACATGGATTCTGATTGACGTTCATCTACAGCGTCTTCGATTTCTTCAGCCATTGGCGTTTCCACTTCTTGCTGTGCGATACGTTCTTCTTCCAATGCTTCAAGTTCTTCTTCGACTTCAAGCGCATCAGCCATTGAGCGCAGTCCAACTTCAGTGGTGTCATACGCTCCTTGGGTGGTTGGGCTAACGTCATATAGGACGTTTACTGAGTTGATTGTTCGGAGGTTGAGTCCATCATCGCGTTTCTCCCAGCTATCGTCTTCGATAGTAAAGCCAAAGCTGCTTGTAGCGACAATGCCTTCTCGGATGTTAATTGCGAGGTCTTTGGCGTAGGTCTGCTCTCCA